CACCGTAGTTTATCTGCTGCTCCCCACACCACTGCCTGAATGGTTTAGGTATTAAGAACAACTTCCCTGTGTCTGGCTCATACCGAGCGACTAGTTTGTTACGGGGGAGTGCATCTGGGGCAATGATGGAGTCCATAGCCTCACCGCTTTGTTTCCGTAGGTCACTGGTGCTTTTTATCCGCAGCACGTTATCCCAATGGTCATTAATATACTCATTCAAGGTTTGTTCTAGGGAAACAGACATCTCCTGCGTTCTATTTTTGTTATGCTCCAGCAAGGATAGTGTCCATCTAGTTAGTTCTTTTATGGGGTAGTTTATAAGCCCTATCCTATTGGCTATAATCGCTCCTGCTATTGTTACTGCTGTACCAGCAGACCAAAACCTGTTCTCTGACGATAAACGTGCTTCTTTATCAATCCGTCTTTGCACTTCACCGATAAGGAGCCGTACAGAATCTATGTTGGATATGACATACTGTATGAATAATGGCCCTGCGTGACCGTAGCATTGCTGAAGGTCTCTGCCAAACTTATCGGTAGCAACTTTATCAGCAGCTCCGGTGAATAGTTTATCGGCATGAGCTTCCATTATCCGCTGGGCTTCTGCATTAGGGTTATCTTTAAACATGCGTATTTTTTCTATCACGCTTACGTTCCCTGATGAGACAGAGAGGAAACTCCATGGGTCTCCTCTGTAGCGTTCCGCATTGCTACCGCTTACTAACCTATTCCGCTGCCTACCACTTGTGAACTGCAACACGAGGGAGCTTAGTGGCTCTGGGCGACTGTTGGTAAGCTCGTCGATGTATAGAGGTAAATTATGCAATAACTCTGACCTGTTCATCTTTGTGTTGTGCGTATCGTTCTCGTATAACACAAGGTCTTTAGGATCACCGTATATAGACGATGCAGCCATCATAACGGTTGTTTTACCTAGACCAGAATCTTTGCTGTAAATATGTAAGGCACAACACGCTATGTCGGGGAGAAAGTGCATAAGAATAGAGCCGAATCCGGTACACACTACATATTGATGCAGTTCAAATCCCGGCTTATTGTAGAAATCCATTATTTTTTTCCACTCATCCAAAGTACCTTTAGGCTCGAAGGCAGGGAATAGCCCTGCGGTCTTTGTTGATGGGGGGTTATACTCCACACGGTCTTTGTATATTCTTTGGTTACCTAGGATAAACGATTCACCTGCATCGTCTGTCCACCCAAACTGCATGTACGCTTTATCTGCCATATCCGTTGCCTGTAATTCGTTAACCCAAGCCGTCACGTAGTTCATCAGGTCATCCATTTTATTAAGAGCTACACCTTGCATTGCCATACGCTTTCTAAATTCATCCCGAGAGGTAACTGCGGTGAGGGGGACGGTAAATTCTCGTACCCCATCTTTCGGGAGGTGGAGACGCATCACTACGGATTCACCTAGTTCTATATCTATTATTCGTTTGGTTACATATATATCGTTGTGATATATCTTCTTTTCATCAAAATCCCCATCCTCCTGCTCCACACGCACGTAAACACCGCCAGTAGCACCTCGTACATAGGGGAAGGGGTAGGTTGGTATGGTGTAAACGGCAGGGAGTTGGTCATCAGTATCAGAGGGTATTTCAACGACATTATCCTCCGCTGTAGCTTCTTTTATACGCTTACCTATGTGCAAAGGCGACCTGAATTTACCCCTATTAGGACACTCCAAACACGTTTCCGGCTTTTCTTCCTCAAATCTGCTACAGGTGTATCGCTTGTCTGCAGTTAAGTTATCCCATTTCTCATTGGTTTCTTCTGCAGTGTAACCTGAATACCTACTAGATATTTTATGCGCTTTTTCCCTAGAACCATCACTGGAAGCCTTGAGTATTGACAGGACACCTCTCCATACAGGTTCTGAGGTAGTGTCAGGATGCTTAATTACGTCGAGTATCTGAGCGCACCCATTACCCGCCATTGATTTCTCTAAGATCGTCTTAAACCGATACTCTTGGTTACCAAGGGCTGCTTGCATAACGGCATTAGCCCCCGCTATCTTTCTTTTAGGGGGAACTGGTATCGGAAGGTTCCCTAACCGGACTGAAAAAACATCGAAGTTAGTAGGTGTAACATTGTTGCTAACGCAGATTACCTCTACGGGGGTATCAGGCTTATAGTTATGTGTCTTTGGCACGCGTAGCACCCGTGCCCCATCTGCAGTGACGGCTGGGTCAGCCATAAACTTATTGTCAGCACAAAGTTGTTTTAGCTTATTGGCAACAGGTAACCAGTCATCAAAGGGTACAGCTTCAGTGAGAGGCCAGTAGGCATGTATCCCCCTTCCTGAATCTATCACTATTGGCTTGGGGAGTGATGCCTGCTTACAAAACCCTATAAGCTGATGCAATGCGTCTCCCTGCGAGGTAAATTCCTTCGATGGGCCGCAGTCTAAATCTAGAAAGAAGGACTTTAGGTGTTGGATGTTGTTTACTTTTCTGGAGTTCTTTTCCTTAAAGGAAGCGAGGGCAAAATATACGTCATAGCCTTGGTTATCTAGGTTTGTAGCGGCTTCTAGTAGTTCATCTACGCTATTATAAAATGTCTGCTGGCGTTTATCTGCAGAGGTGTTTGCAGCAAATATACAGTAGGTTCCCGTATTTGGCAGCACTTCCTGTAAAAATGTTTTTGGTTCCATAAGCCTATCCCGAAGGTCACCACTACAGGAGCGTAGTTACGCCCTATGTTCTGTAGGTTGTAGAGATTGGGGGCATATCACTACACCCCCCAGAGTTATCAGCTAGTCGTCAAACCACTCATTAACTATGGAACCCAAGTCATCTGGTTCGGCAGATGGGGTAGCTGTTTTTAACTTAACTACCTTTTTAGGCTCCTCAATAGGGGCGTCTTCGGTATCAGTTTGTACTTCTACAGAATCAACCACTGCCGCAGCCACCCCAGTCGTATTACTAAAGGGGGAAGCATCTCCCACTGCTTCCTGCGTGAACCCTTCTACCACTTCGAAAGGCGATTTAGATTCCAGCGGTACGTATTTAATGACCTGCACTGCTCGTAGCCGTAAGGATACCCCTGAATCCACTGCCTTACCGACTTTCATCATGTAGGGGACAAGGTTGACCGCTATATTCACAGTACTGCCTGTGGTCAGTAAAAAATCCTCCGCTAGTTTGTCGTTATTACTATCGAACTGCAACGGGGGGCGTGTAGCTTCCGTACCATAGGCTCCCTTTAAAGACGTTTTACCTACGAACAAGTTATCCTCTTTTGCAAAAGGTAGGGGGAACTTCTCAGGCCAGCTATCTTCCTTTTCTACGGAGTACTGCCTAGCCATATCTAACATAACTGCTTTCGCTTGCTCGGAAGACATTTTAAAAGACAGCTCATACCTAGCATTCTCTTCATGAGTTTCGCAAGGAACACTCCGGTTCTCTGCTTTGTCGAATCGGTAAGTCCTATTAAGTCGGGGATACAACGCCTCGACACCATTTATCATATAAACTTCGTTCATAGTTTCCTGCTCCAGTTTTAACTATTTATTTTAAACCCGTTTGTAGGGGAGAAAGGTGAGACTTCCATGTCCTCCACGGACACTACGTTATGCGTAAGTGCTTTTACAGTGCATGGATGCTCCATCATCTCCTTAACGGCTGTAAGCTCCTCTTCAGACAAAGGTCGTACTGGTCTAAAAAAGAGTTTGGGTATACCACTCCTATCGACAAAACGTATTTGCGTAGTCACCGTGACAATAGGGGTGGCTTGCGCCTCTAAATACCGTGCGTAGGCACGTAGGGGCATCTGCCCATCAACTGCATCCCCGAAGATAGACGTAGAGGGGAGTTGTAATTGATATACAGCCTCCAGATCATCCTCAAAAACAACAGCGATTCTTTGGGTAAAACGGCATGCTCTGCTACCGCCTTTCCCTGATCCTTTAATGCTACGGGGGCAATCAATGCATCTACCTGCTTGCCGTTGAGCTTCCGGTACTTCCGTAGCGGGGTAGTCCGTATCTGCAGACCAACAAGTAGGTGATGACCTGTTTCCTGTATCGTATTCCTCCGCGTAATACATCCGTGATACGTAGGCTACCCCAATGACAATCACGGTTATTGACCCCTTCCACCCTGTTTGATGGGGCGGTATACCGCTAAACTGCTTGTCGCGGATACTAATACGTCTAACATCTGTGCCCATTATGCCCTACCTTTAATAATCGTCATCTGCTTCGAGGGGTGTAACGGGTTCGCTCCAAACTGGGGGGATTTCTCCCTCATCACCCACAGCACTCATTTCCCCCCACGTATGCTCACTAGCATCAATGGGAGGTTTGGTTATGGGACTCGCGTGTTCGAGTAGAGCTTCTTCGATGGCTGGTAGGTTATACCTGTACGTCTGCCCAACATGAATGTACGTGTTTTTTGGGATACGTTTCTGTTTTATCCATCCACGTACCGTAGATTCAGATACCTGAAAGTATTTGGCTACCGTGTTAAGAGGCACAAAGGGGGTCTGTGTCATTTCATTTCTTCCTTATTGAAATAGTGTATTGTCTGTCTGAGTTAAGCCCTTTGGGTAGAACATCTGGGTTCTCATCGAGGAAGGTACGCATGTGGGTTTGGTTAATCCGTTTTTCCAACAATGCGACTTCCTGATGCTCTAACACAAAGGCATGCATACTATCCCAATCGCTTGTCCAAAACCGTTGTTTGGTGGTCCTATAAAACGACCCTTCAGAGGTACGAACACTGTCTACGTTATGCTCTTTGCAGTGCTCCAGTAGGGTTGCTCTCAGCGTATCCATTTGAGTCACTAACCGCTTATCTTTCTCCTCAAAGGTAGACTTTAGTTCTGAGCGGGTATCTCGTATTTTAACGTAGGCTTTAACGACTTTATCGAGTGGTATAGCAGTATTATCGGACATGTTCTCCTCCTTACATGACGGATAATATACTCTACTGGTATTTAGTAAGCTATGCAAGTATATCATGGTATAAATCAGTTATTTTTGTGTGGATGTTAATTCTATTGTCTAACATGCTGTAAACATGTTTCTCTACCGTTGAACCTTGTAGTTGCACGACTGTGCATTTGTGGTCTTGTCCAGTTCGATGCACCCGTGCGTTTGCCTGTGCGTAAG